GACTAGCTTGAAGAGTTTTTTGCCGTCTTCGTCCAAAGCTTTTGCGATGAGAGTCGCAATCAAGGCTTCACCCACTTTGCCAGCCTGGTTTAAAGCCAGAATCTCCTGCTGCTCGCTCAACGTCATTGAAGAACGATAGTAGATTTTCGTGGGTTCACCTTTTTCGTCAGGCCATTCAGGCACTTCCACATATTGTAAAGGTGCTGAAAGCCTATCGCGATAATGAGCTTTTGCTCGTGATAAAATATCCGTCATTTACTTTTAGGCTGTGGTTTCTGCCAATGCTCCGCTTCCTTGGAAGCTGATTGTTGCGTCAACAGTTCCGTCAATCGCACCACTTCGAGACACTCCGGTAATGACAACTGAACCGGAATAATAAGTTGAAGAGGTCGCGGTTCCTTCTGGATAAAGATTCAGCGTGACACTAGAGCCTACGCCCACTGAAGATTGGCCTGTGTCATCTGGGTCCCAAAAGACGTCACAACTTCCTGAAAAACTAGTTAATCCAGCGACAAAGGTCTGAGCTGAATCACTCAGTTGCGTTGTGTCGATGGTGTTGGCGGTTTGGTCGATGGAGTAGCTTTTGACTTCTCCGATTGTTGTTGCACCGGATTTGATGACTCCGGCTGATCCTTTTGTAACTGCCATTTCGTTTCCTTTTGTTGGCTGTTAAAAAATGCCGGTGATTCTTCCGGCTTTAGCGCTTTCCACCCGTCCGCGCTAAACTCTTCAAATTGAGACTCTTCAATAACTTTTTTCTCTCTGCCTCTGATAATCTTCATAGAATTTCGCTCGGTGTGCCGCTCGTCTGGCGATAGGTGATCAGATAGTCCATCGCAATCATTCCTACGGGTTTTTCGCCTTCTGTCGAAATGTTGATTTCTACATTTTGAAGCAGCAGTTCTTCGACACTCGCTGGGCTTGTTTCATTTAAAGCCGCTTCGACTTCTGCGCCTATGTTGTCGAGCGTATCGTCTAAATTGCTGGTTGCTTCTGCTACCCCTTCGACTCTGAGATTAAGATTTCTGACTAGGCTCTTTCCATCCGTCATCGCAGATCGCTCAACGGTTTCCGCGAGTGTGTAAATGAGCAGACACGGCAAATCTGTCTGGGCTAGCCTGTGAAACCTCGTTTGATAAACTCTGCTGGCTGTGGTCGAAAGTCCGGTTAGTGTGGTAGCAACCGCTTCTCGGATGGTTTGCCTAGCGTGAGCCATTAACTGCGCTCCATCACCAAAGTTGTCATTCCCAGATTATCCGGCTCAATGCCTCGCACGACATAGCCGATTGACTGAATCGTTAAGCTGTCACCATGCGCGAGGCTTGAAACATCAGAGGTTCTTGCCATCAGTCGAGGTTCGGCTGATTCCAAGCCAATGGTTAATCCATTTGGTTGAATCAAGGTAAATCGCAAATCCCAAATGCCTGAAAAAGTGGTTGCGTCTGCTTTGGTGACGGTTACGCCAAAATCTGCGATATCTAAATAAATCGCGCGGTCTGCGTCAGTTTCAATCGCCATCGAGGATGTACCAAAAACGCTCAGTTTCTTTGATGAGGTATTCGTTGGATACCTTATTGCGACTTAAGCCAATCACATTCTCACCAGCGCTTCTGGCTGGATTTCCGGCAAAGATTTTTCCAGGTGTGATTCTACATTTCACTCCAACCACTGAATTCATACCAATCATGGAAAAACTGCCAATCAGCGAATACTGGTGAACCGTTGCCCCAAGCCCAATCGTCGCGCCTTTCATGACGTAGCTATGTCCGCCTAGCTGCACCGAATTTGCGAGCGTCACGTTGTCCTCAATCACTGAATCATGGCTAACGTGCGAATAATTCATGAGGTAGCAGTCTTTGCCAACTCTGGTTTTGTTTTCGGTTCCAGCATGAATCGTTGCAAATTCTCGAATTGTTGTATTGTCGCCAATCTCAACCCCACACAACTTTGGCCTTGTCCTGTGCTGTGGCGTGTCTCCGATTGAAACATGCCCGTGAATTTTGACGTTGTCTCCAATCTCAGCAGGCCCATAAATGATCGTGTACGGCCCAATAAAAACGTTTTTGCCAAAGTGGACATTTCCCTCAATGATTGCCGTTTTATCGATTTGCACTACCACTCAGCGAGTAAGTCTGTGTGAACAAAAGGCGGTTTTGGGTTTCCATGAAAGTAGACAATGCTGGCTTCTTCTCGTTTTTGCGGCTCTTTCAACCAGTGGCATTTGTAGGACTGAATCTGGTTAGGAAAAACCTCATTCAGTCGCGTTGCGTCATTGGCTAGTAATCTCAGGAACTGCATTTCTGAGATTCTTCCGTTATAAAGTATCCGCTCACCGTATTTTTCTTTCCGTTGCCACTCATAAAAAATGAAATCGCAGAATTCAGGCGAGTAGCTTCCAACCCCATTGCAAATCGTTTCAGGATAGTTTGGGTCTGTCAGCAATCCAACCTTGCCTCTCCAGTTTAAAATCTCGTCAATGTTGTCTCGAATGATCGTGTCGAGCCCAAGAACAAAACGTTGATTTTCGCCCAAGTCCGGCCTGAAGGTTTCCATCACACAACCCCAGCCCGATTCGTTTGTTTTTAATTGAACTTGGTTAACCTCTTCCTGAAATTCGTAAAACTCATCAACTAAGCAAATCAGTCTGTATTTTTGTGTCGTATGTCTGGCAATCGCTTGAGCCAGTTTGTCCACCCAGATTGCCGAATATCCGGTTGAGAATTTTGGCAATCCCTTGCCTTCCGGCTTGAAGAGAATGCAGACAATGTCAATCATCCGGCTCAGTCTTCTTCGGCTTTCTGGCTGGTTTTCGCTTTACCAATTTGGGTTGGCTCTCACTAGTTAAGCCCACGCTTCGATCAATCAGCGGTTCTTTCTCTTCGTAGGGAATTGCCTTGCCTAATCGCATGATTTCGCGAGCTGCATCCACCGTCACAGAGACAATCTGTCCGGCTTTGACAACTTTTCCGTCTGCTACTGTGCTTCTTAGAATTTGAACCTTCATTTAACCGCTCGCAGTAACTCGTTAAGTTCTGGATTGAACGTTTTCACTCGTTTTGGATTTCTCAGTTTCTGAATGATTTCACCCCAAGCTGATTTTCTTGGGTTTCGCTTGCCTTTGAAGACTTGGTCGTTTTCCGGTCTGACGTACTGATGCCAGTAGTCGCGCCTTGTGTTTTCGTAGTTGTCAACGCCACATAACCAGATTTCTTTGTAGCCCATAAAGTCCGCTGTCCAGAGTGCTTCTGGGCCGCTCAGTTGAACCCAAGGGCAAATCCCAGCGTATATATCGTTTTCTTTTAAATCCTTAAATTGCGGAGAAACAATCGGGCATGTAAGCCCAATCTCTTCTCTCAAAAACTGGATCATGCTTGGATCGTGGGCATACGCCCAAGCAAGGTCTGGCAAGAGCGCAGCATGTTGGTTTACCGAAATCCAATGTGCGCTCTCCCAGTTTGAACGACGAACGTCAGATGGTGCAGAAGGGCTTCCGCAAATCAAAAGTGCAACTTCGCCTCTGCACCAATCCTTCAGTTCATCTAAATGAAACACTCAGACAGTCACATCCTGTGCTGCCGAGAAGCTTTCAGGTCGGGCAACAGCAACATCCATCATTTGATAGAAGTAGAGGTTGACCGTTGAGTTTCCGGCTGCTCCGTAGGGATCAACCAGAACATCCAGCGCACCAAAGAAGCCTAGATAAAGATCGGTGAAATTACCGAACAGCAAGGCATATGGCGCTGAACTTGGGGCTTGTGTTGTCTGGACAACCGGATAACCCAGCAATGAATCAGTGTCCATCATGATCATTCTGGAATCGGTTGAACTTGCCACCAGTGTCTGCATCAGCTTCCCAACCACTCGCGGATGAGTCACCCAGTAGAGGGAACCCAACAGTGCGTTGTCTGCTGCGACTTCACTCCAAATATCCACGCAGTTGCCATAAGTCAAAGCCGCATTTCCAGAGGTTCCAGCGGATTCAACGTCACCAATTCCGGTAGTGCCTAACACTCCGGTAGGTTCATTTGAACCGCCACCTTTGATTGCCACATTATCTAGTTTTGCCGCAAACAGGCGGATCATGTGATCGCGTAAGGTTTGCTCAATGTTGCCATTGAGTCCTTGGTGCAGAAGCTGTCGGCTAATCTGGATTTTGTTTGCTGCGGTTTTCGGACTCATGGTGATCTGCCCAAAATCCGGCTCACCATTGGCAACTGATCCAGTTTCAGTCTGGAAAGTGACACTCGCATTTGCTGAAAACTTGGGGATTTGAACATCACCCACCAAGCCTTCAAAGCGAGTTGCGCCAACCTGTCCCATAATGGAGGTTGAAATCAGCGCATCAATGAAACGGTCTGCCAGGAAATTGTCCGCTACCGCTTTATCTCCAAACCCAGAGCCGCTTGAACCTGTTACTCCGGTTAGCGTTCGAGATTGGAAGCCGTGGTCTGGAATGTAGAAACCTCGCGGCTCTTTTCCGGTTCGGCTCGCGATTTCACGCGAAATCTCACGCTCAAATCCTGCATTGCTCCAGTCGTTATTTGCTGCGGCTTGGATTGCTCGAACCAAAGAGTAGTTTTGCTTCTCTTTCTTGGTCAGTTCCGGCTGCACAACATGAGGATTTGTGCGGACTTCGTCGCTCAGTTCTTCAGCGAATTGAAGATAGGGTTTGCCTTCTCGAATGGCTCGCTCTGCAAAGTCAGACTTACCAAAACCTTCAGCCAAAGAGCGGATTTTATTTTGTTCGTTCAGCATTTGCTGGCGAACTGATTTTTCATCAATCACTGGGACAGGCTCATTAGTTACCTGCACATTTACACCTTCCATTTCCATTTTTTCTTCCTTTTTTATGGGTAGTGATCTACCAATCCCAACGCCTTTATCGGCTGGGACTGAAACAATTGATACTTCCTGCGGATACCAAGCGTTTACTCGGAAAACAGTCCTGCCGTCGATTTCCTCTTCAGTTGGACTCATTCCTTTAACGCTATAACCAACAGAAACATTGGTTCTGATGCCGTCAACGACATCTTGGTAAACCTCTTCCGCGAGAACGCCTTTTCCAAAGCGCACTGTTGCTCTTGCCACTCCAGCAGAGCTGTCAAGGTTCACGTTCTCGACAACGCCAATTTGCTGGCGCATATCGTGATCTAAAAGAAGAGGCATTCTGCCACTTCTCGCAAAACTCAAATCGATTTCGTCTTCACTATGGCCCAGCACTTCATAACCAAATTCCCTTTCAACTGGGGACTGTGACGACCAAGCTAGTCTGACTCTTCTATCGTCTTTCTCTTTGTCGTAGTGCCAGCCGCGTTCAACCTCGCCCACTCGAAAGCTGAGAGGTTCGACTGTGGCTTTTCTCTCTTCCTCTGCCATTTCTGTTTCTGGCTCTTCTGCGACTTCTTCGGCTTTGGCCTTCGCAAAGGCGACGATATACTCGTTTTCTGTTTCTTCGACTTCCAACACATGTCGAGTCGCTAATTCTTTTACTTCCATACGTTCCTTTTCTTTGTTTGCTTGCTCAACGATTTTGTTTGCCCAAGTTTTTCCAGCATCACCACCCCAAAGAGCGTTTGCAATCCGTCCGTTGCTTGGATAGCCTTTCTCTCCTGGTCTATAACCTTCGGCTTTTTTGTCCACTTCATGGCGAGCAAAAAAACTTTTCATTCTTTTGACGGTATCCAAAGAAAGGTTTTTTTCGTTGACAATGTCTCTGGCTCGCGCCACTCCAATCAGTGTTCCGCCACGCCCAAACTCTTTCCGCCATGCCAAGCCCTTTTTGGCTTCTTCCACCATGCCTTGCGTTGGCTTGTGTCCCTCACTCATCCGCTTGCTCTTGTTCGTTTTCAGCAATTTCGACTTGTGTCAAATCTAGGAAAAACGGTTGCTTTGGCCCCAGCGGACGGAAATGGCCCACTTCGATTCCGTAACGTTCAGCCATTGCTACGTCTTGCTGAATTTGACTGAAGACTTCTTCAGGATCTCGCCCATACTGAAGTTGAACGTCAGAGAGAGACATGAACCCAGACTGAACCGCTGCCGTGGCTGCGCTAATTTCTTTAGCAGGATCTACCCAAGCGAACCCTCGCCCTCTAAATTCTGCACTTGGGATGAACTTCGATTCGGCCTTTTCCATTGACCAATCGAATGTCCCTCGTAGCACTTGAACTTTGTGCCACTCGCGATAGATCGGCTT